CACACGGAGGATGAAACAAAGTGTTTATTGATAATGACTTTCCAAAAATCTTGGGTGCGGAACTTTACCGTCCCCATCCTGCGTACATCGCAGAAATGGCAGTCGAGCCTGTGGTCGTTCATGACTTTACTCGGCAGCCTGGTCAAACCGTTCAGTTAGACCGCTATAAGTTCTGGGGTACCCCTGGTACCAAGGACAGCCGTGAGCGTGTGTCCGACCAGACTATCGGTACTGCCAACAGCCGCAACATCACAAAGGAAAAGGTGTTGGTGGTACTCAAAGAGTACACCGGCCCTGCAGATCCGGGTGATCCGACTCAGCCTAGCACTTTCAAGATTGCGCGTGAGACGCTGATCACTGCGCAGCGCCTGCTTTTGGACAGCGGGAACCTGAATATGTTCCACCAGTCGATCGGTAGCTTGACGCTGCTCGACGACTATCGCCGTTGGCGTGACCGCGTGTTCCTTGATGAACTCGCCAAAGCTGAAGCCAATGGTGCCGCCTCTACTTCGCAAGGTGGTTACTACTTTGCTGGTGGCAAGACCAAAGATTCTTCTGGTCGTATTGCTTACACCGCCACTGAGTACACTGCTGATGTTCAGCAATTCCAGGTTCGTACCGACCTGCTGAACGTTGTTAAGGACCTGCGTAAGCGTAACGTGCCGACCTTCTCTGATGGTCTGTATCGTTGCATTTGCGATCCCGTCTTCATGATGCACCTGCGTCGTGATCCTGACTTCCGTGAGATTGCACGTTACGCTGGTAACCCTGGTCAAGGCATGTACATGGGTAATCCCATGATGCCTAACAACGCCAGCTTCTACATGGGTCCCCAGGCTGGTCAAGGTTACTTCCTGGCTGGTGAACCTGTAATGCCTACTGGCGTTCAGTTCGAAGGCGTGAAGTTCTTCGAGTCGACCAACTTCCCAAGCAAGAGCATCAGTGCTTCCTTCGATGGCACTGGTGGTACTTATGCTTCTCGTGAAGTGGCCCAAGGTTACTTCTTCGGTCCTCAAGCTGTTGGCGTTGGTATCGGCGGCCCGAATGCTCAGGTGCTGATCAACAACAACGACGACTTCAGCCGCTTCATCATTCTGATTTGGCAACTTTACGCTGGTTTCGAAATCCTTAACACCGATTTCATCACGACCGCGTTCAGCTTCATCCAAGATGACGGCAACATCTGATAACAACAAACATATCTGGAAAGATAAATGACTTATTTAACGGCTAAAAAGATTTATCCAGGTAACTGGAATAATGCTCTCAACGGTTGGTATCGCAATATCGACCCTAATGCCGCTGGTACTGATACTGGTTCCAACGCAGGCCCCACTTCGGTGCTGGCTACCCCTGGTTACCGTTACTTCCAGCAGCGTGGTTATGTGCCCGTTGTAGGCATTTCTGGTGGCACCGGCTCTCTTGCCGTCACCACTAACGCTGATGTGATCGTTCCTTCGCCTTACCGCCAAGACGACACTCGTCCCAACATCACCGGCATGGTGATCTCTGGTAACTCCACCCTTCCTGCTTACGTGTATCGCACTGCGATTTCCGTTGCTTCTGGTTGGGATGGTACCGTTGCTTCTGGTGTGTATGCCGCAACTGGCAACGTGATCTCCTTTGGTCGTAGCAATGGTGGTAGCCCCACTGCTGCTTCTGGCGTTGGTGAAGGTGTGGCACAAGCCAACCTCACCTCTACCGTATCTGGTACCCAAGCTGGCGAGATTTACTTTGCTGGTGGTACTGCTGGTTACGGCACCAATCCTTTCATTCTGAGCTCTGGCGTACTTGGTCCTCTTCCTGGTAACGCTTACTACTCGCTGAATAGCTCGACCACTTTCAAAGTGTTCGCTAAGGAAACCGCTAATAGCACCACGACTTCTGGTGGTTTCTACATTTCTGCTGCTGACAGTGCCGCCAGCCGCGCTGGTTACCTGGTTGTGGAAGTGTGCTACATCCAACCTGATGTCGCCCCTGGTTACGAAGATATCGACATGTACCTCACTGGTCGCGTTGTTAGCTGATTAGGTTAAACTAAGACCAGTGAACAACTGGTCTTATGTCTACACCAACTGCAGATATGCTTTATCAGCATAAAAAGACAGGTGCACGTGTTGAGATTGTAAGCGAATGGGATCAAGGCGATTGGTTCATGGTCAAAGACCAGGACGGTCGCCTTTACACCGCTTACAAAACTGAACTCACACCTGACGAAGAAGCCACGAAGAAAGTAAAAACTCTTCGCGTGAAAGATAAAGCATCGCAGGAAGAACCACGCACTTTCCCCCCGGACACACGCCTTAACATCAATGGCGCTACCCCACAGATGATCGCTGATCATATTAAGGGTATCGGATTGAAAACAGCTCGAGAAATTAAAGATCTTCAGATGTCCTTATCGGGTGAAAGGTTTAACAATCTTGAACAGTTAAAGCAAATTAAACGGGTTGATTGGGACGCGGTTTTAGCAGCAGACTTGATCAGAGTTTGATACTTATCTCCTATCTAGCCCCTGGGAAACCGGGGGTTTTTTGCTCGTAAAATAAGAAATAAAACAACATGGCATACTCTGTTAATCGCAGTGGATATACAGGACCTAGTAATAAAATTGGTGGCAGCTCTCCCTATCACATTGATTGGAAAGCGTTAAAGTCGCTCCCTGCTATTGAGAAAGTCAAAGCAATGGATGCATTGGCAAACCAATACGGTTCTCATGGGCGCGAAATAGAATTCTCAAACAACGCAGTGGCTGGAAGGAGGTGGAATACAGCAGCAGATCTATCAGATAAAATTGATTTACTAGAAAGAGCAGCAGCGGCGCACGCTCATAGTCAAAGTCCTGGATTTGATTCTTTTGATTTCTATGTACCTTTTAAAGGTAAAAGCAGGTTTGATAAAGGTGCTGTAGAAGACGCATCTATTTACATACCTGGCATTGCAGGCGGCAAGATTCGTCGCGGTAGTGGTGGAGGATATGGATATTTTTCTGAGGCTTTAGATCCTAGTGGTAAGGTTGTATTCCGCGTTGGCCATGGCAATGTTGATCGCCCTGAAGCAGAAACAGAAGTCTTAGTTCCCACTGGTCAAGCTGTTAGTCCAGGTGCTACTGCTGATGCAAATACTGCAGAAACACGACAAGATTTTTTGAAACGTTATATGCAAGATCAACTGCAAACAACAATGATGCAACAATTACTTAATCCCCCGCAACGCACGGATCATCGTGCAACGATGGAGCAAATGATGCAAGCAATGGGAGGCCTTGGAGTTCTACAAAATCCAATGAGCTTATAATAAAAAACATACGGAACTAAGCTGTGCATCTCAGCGACTTCGATAAAAGTAGAGTCCGATACCACCTCGGCTACTTCACGGTCACCGTACCAGCGGGCGATTACGCTCGTCTGGAAGAAGCTATGAACACCATCCCGGATTCATACTTCTACGACAAAGTTATTATTCAACTTGGTCGTTGCGATACTGCCGAGAAGAAAACCGAAGTTGCTACTTCGCCTTCTACTCGCATTGAGAACATCGTTGGTGATGTGGATCGTACGATTCGCTCCAGCAATGCCAGGGAATCTTTGAAGGTTTGGGACGAGATTTATCTCTACGAAACCAATCGACTTGCGCAGATTCTTTACGTTCCAAACTACAAAGATCCGTTCCAGGCTCGTTATCGTTACGAACGTTCTGGTGCTGAATTTATCCAGGCATTACCTGGTCCTGCCGACACTGCTGTTGGTTCACGCATTTATTTACATGAGGTCTGGAGGTAATTATGGCTTGGTTTGATTTTCTTAATCAGGCAAATCCTAAAGGCCAAGATGCCGGTAGTATTGCTCGCCAACGTTTAAATGCTCGAGCAGCAATTCCTATAAAACCAACCGTAGGGCTTAGGGGAGCTGGCAAATTTATAAGCCCGTTATTTGCTATTCCTGATATTATTGAGCAAACTCAACAAGTTATCAACCCACAAGATAACATCATCACACGTCTTGGGGCACTTGGAAATAGCATTGAAAATGTAATTGGCTCAGGTGGAGGTGCTCCAAGGGCGACTAAATCTCCACCAGGACAACAACAGCGTCCTATTGGTACTCAAGCAGTATTAAACGGTAAACCTGTCTATTGGGGTGGCGATGATTACGGTTGGCAATTATTGAATGGAACTGGAAGTAGTGCTACTTTAAACTCTCTTAACACCCCTGGAACGCAAGGTCGTTTTATTCAAGACACTGCACCACGTTCTCCAGGAGCAGCACAAGGTGGAGGGGGTGGCTTTTCCGGTGCAGGTTCTTTCGCACCTATTGATCCGTACGCTGCACAAAACCGTGAGTACGAACGGGAGCGTGCCAGGGTTGAGGCGATGGTGAAAGCTAACCCTGACATGCAGAAGCAAGCAATTGCTGATGAACGTGCTAAGGTACGTGACCAAGGCATGGCAATTTGGGCAGCAAAGTATGGCGCCCCTGGTGGCCTTGCTTCCAAAGTAAAACCAGGCGCTGTTGGCTACGATGCAATTCAACGCGGTATTGGTATCCAAGAACTTCCATCCCTGGAAAATCGAGCTGAGTTCACTTGGAACCAGGCTACTCAAGGTCCTACACCCGCCGTACCAATGGCAGATGCTATGTTGAATCCCGCATCTCCTAGCTTTATTGGTGGAGAAGGTGCACCGCCTGTGAACTTTGCTGATCCTCGTTTTAAAAACATGAGTCCAGAAGAGTTCCAAGAGCTTTTAAACCAATACACCAAACGTTGATTTTTGGCATTGCTCAGCATGTAAGCCCAACCTACTGGACACAGATCTTTGATCTATGGGGGCCAGTGTTGTTGCTTTTAAACCAATGATTCTCTGTCCTAATTTTGTTAAGCGTTTAGCCACGAAGATCAGTCTTGTTGCCGCTGTACAGACTGTTTTTATTCCTGGACTCAAAGCAGATTCAAATTGGGTAGGAGAATAAGGACCTAATTGCCATGGCCACACCACGAGTTGGAATTCTTCCTACAAACGAAAGGCAAGCAATCTTTGAAGGAGCTAAGCGCCTTGGCTTAGATCCATATGAGTTTGGCGCATTTTTATCCCTGGAATCAGGGATGAATATGGATCCTAACATTGTAGGGGGCGCAGGAGGACGGCACAAAGGTTTAATTCAGTTTGGACAAAACGAACAAAAACTATACGGAATTACTGGTCCTCAAACAAGGGCTGGTCAAATGCCTGCTGTTTTGAAGTATTTTGAAGACAGAGGTTTTAAACCAGGCATGGGTATTGATCGTGCATATGCCACGGTCCTTGGCGGCAATCCAAATGTTTCTCTAGAAGCAAAGGATTCTTTCGGTACATCTGTCCGTGGGGCATTGCCACGTTTTAGAAAAGGAGGCGATCTATACGCTAACGCACAACGTGTGTTAGGAGATCCTCTTGACGTTGGCGGACAACCTTCTGTCGCAGCGCCAGCACCACAAGTAGCGGGCTCTGCACCTGTGTATGGACCTACGCTTGAAGAAGCAATGGGTATCAAGTTGATGCAGCAAGCTATGCAAAGTGCACCACAACCTAAAAATGCAGGTCAACGATTTGCAGAATTCTTAGGTAGCATGAGCAAGAATCTAGGTGTTATAACCAATCCATTATCTACACCTGGTTATTGAAACTCAGGTATAATGGTGGATATTAGTGCTGTAGACCCTTGGCTTCGACAAATACAAATAAGCAGCCCCTGTTAGTTGACAGGCCTCTTTTTGATTCGGTACGAGTCACGACTCAGACCGTTGGTAGCGCATCCGCTAACACACTCTTTGTGCAAGGCGGACAAGCTCCTTCGATCCTTGTCGATATGGATGCTGCACTTCAAGAAGACAATAATAGTGGTGGTGTTGTCGACTCCATCACTATTGTTCGTAATGACTACTATCGCAATCCTGACTACACCCTTGATTCCACAACCACTGGCACACGCATCCGACTGGTAAGTGGCCAGACTGTTTTTATTACGGCCACTGGACTTAACACTCCAGCAGCAGAGAGTGGACTTGGGTACTACACCTATACAGGTGCGACGGCAATTACCGGTACCATGGGAACCATTCGGTACTCTGGTGTTGCGACGCCTGACGCAAGTGGTTTTTCTTACGGCGGTACCGTTGGTCCGTACCAGCCAGAAGTAACATTTGTCGTCTATCAGACCCGTGGTACCACGCAGCCTATCCCAGCGAGTGGCGACTACAAAGTTGTACTTGCCAAGCGTGTTCCTGCCAACACACAACAAGTTGATTGTTCGGATGTGATGCCTCAACTTGCGGCACCCAACCCAGCCGCTGGTAACGCCTCAGGGCTCTCTGCTGGTGCTCCGTTACGCAACCGTGGTATTTACCTGGAACGTGGCGACCGTTTGTACGTAGGCGTGTTTCCTGACGGTCCTAACGCATCTGGATACATCCCAGGTGCACACGTCTACGCTGAAGGCGGTTTCTTCTAATCATGTCAAAGAGAGGCAACTCTTTCGGCGGACAAAGAACAAATTCTTTTGGTGACTTTGGCAAGGTAAAAGATCAGATTAATCCCAAGGAAGTAAAACCAATTCAAGGGGAGTTTTCCAAAGGATCACTCCCTGGTTCAATTTGGACGATTGATAGGGAGTCAGCATGGGCACGTTGGCGTAGGGGTTACGAAATCTATTCAAACGGACAATACTTTACATACGAGTTTGAATACAATATTCCAGACGTTGTATTTGCTCCTAGTCCTCCCATTGTTATCCAGGGAGCGTTTATTGGCTTCCCAACGAAGAGTCGAGAGCTTGGTATGCATTGGTGCTTGTGGCGCTATGCAGGAGCCATCAGAACTGACTTATACACCGACCCCGTAAGCACCAGTAACTTATCTGTTGAATCAGTAACAGAAGACAAGAACTATTGGTACGTAAAATTGACAGGCACCTGGAGCTCATCAAACCCACTGCCACCACCATTCTTTTTCCCTGGTGGACAAAAGCCTTTAATCTCGGAAGTGTTTGAGGATCGTATTGTTGCTTCCGGTGGTGAGTTAATTGAAGTTGATACGATCAATCCCAATACGCAAACACGGTACGGCTATGTATCCGCAGTGTTACTAGACATCAACGAAACCACTGGTATTCTTAAGTTCCGAAAGTCGGGTTCCGTACAAGCAACACCAGATGAAAACTTTGTAACTCCTTCACCTATTGGATTTACTCCAGGACGCTATCTAAACTCTGGTGCGCGATACAGTTGCACATGCCAAGACTTTACACGGCGAGACTACTTCTATGTATCCTCGGAGAATCCAAGGAAGTTATTTCCACGCACTAATATTGCCACGGTTAAACCAGGTCGTTTTGAACTTACCAAACGTGATGGTATCTTGAAAACTCCCGCACAAGTAGATCCTTCCATCAATCTCACATTAGAAATTACAGCACCTCCTTCGTTTGATTTGACGAATCAAGTCACAACAGATCGTGTTATCAGTCGTGATGCGACGAGGGACAGCCCAGGACTTTATGCAGACTTTGGCGGTACTTATACACGCAGCACCGATAACCTCGGTACTCAAGGCTCTTCTGCAGAAGGCATGCCAACCTTTGCTGACTATACGTCTGTTACGGAGACACTTGATAGCAGTTCCATTCCACAGATTACGCTAGTAACTCTTGAAGACAGATGGTCACCTGTTTTAGACGAGCTGCGTTATTGCAAACATATCTATTCGCTTAAGTTTGCAGATCGCGTATTTCCTCCTGAGCCATCTGATTTTCCAACAGACATAGAAAGCATGGCTGAATGGGAAAGACAACTAGTGGCAAAGACAGATAGTGAAATAGACGCAATTAAAAAGGATAAGCTTGCCAGGGAGTCACTGTCAAGAATGGATGTACCTCCTTACAACTGCCAATCGTTATCTGTGTATCCGATGTTGCAGCGTTTATTTAACTTTGCAACAGATCGGATTGAAGTACAAAATTTCACAATGATTGATCAGTATGGCAATCGTTCGCAACCATGAGGTGAGCTTAGAATAAGTTAACGGCCATTGACAGCATGTTTTGCAACGAGCACGAGCCCCTCGCCCTGCTAGTTGAACTAACTCCAAAGCTTGCCAAAAAACGTTTTAGACAAAGTATATATGAAGCCTGGGATCACAAATGCGGATACTGTGGTGACTCGGCGTCAAGCCTTGATCACATTATTCCAAGGTTTAAGTCGGGTTCTTCTAATCGACATAATTTGATTCCTTGTTGCAGACGTTGTAACGCAAACAAAGGATCAGAGGATATGAAGAAGTGGTACGAGAGACAATCTTTTTTTTCTTCTTCATCTCTTGCTAGGATTGAAGCCTGGATCCAACAGCAATCTGTTTTTATTTTTGGTGAGTGCTAATGGGCGTTTTTGATAAGTACGTTTCTTCGTATTCTGATATTGCACAGAATTACAATAGTTGGTTGAATGACAGAAGCAATATTCATTGGTCTCAGTATGTTGATGCAGCGTCAGATCTAAGCCAAGCCTGGCAAGCAGAGAATAGAAGAACTGGAATTTCAAAATGGGATTGGGGGTACAACCATTATCAAAACAGTGGTAAAAACGAAGGACGTTTAACGCCAAAAGTTATAAACACAAATGGTTTGCCAGATGCACCAGGCTCAGGAGGACGTGGCGGATATACAACACTACCCGTATATCAAGACGGCAGTGGAAAACCCATTACCAATGAAACCGCCCAAGAAGGTTTTGGCTACGACCATTGGGAAAAACGTGGCGGAAATAAAGAATATCGGATTCTACCAGGGGGCGCTCAATTTAAAATTAATCCCGATGGAAGCATCGCTGTAAACACTAATGCCGTGGGAGAAGCCGCAAGAAAAACGTTTACTGATTTTGCCAATAGATACAACAAGAGCGACGGAACTGATTTCAAATCAATTGCAACTGCTTTAAACAACCTGGGCGGAACGGAAGCAAGTATCTTAAGCAACACTGGCGTAACGCAAAATCTTGTTAATGCCTATTACGGAAAAGTTTCCAAATGGGACCCCACAAGTAATAAAGCATATCAACCGCCAATGGGTGCGTTTGATCCCGCGTATTACATGACAACTGGTCAAGGACAAGAAGCGTTTAATAAATGGAATGAAGCGCTTAATGGCAATATTAACATTGGCGGACAGCTATACGAAGATGTTTCATTAGTTGGGAGGTATGACCAAGATACTTTTTTACAGTACAACTATGCAGTTGTAAACGGTAAAACTGAACGGGGTAATGCAGTTACCAAAGCTGAACAAGCTGAAGGATACAAAGAAACCCCAATGACTGATGCGCAGTATCAACTGTATCGCGATCAGGTCATGGGCCTTGGCTCTTACAGTAATTTAAAAGAATGGGAAGCTGCACAGGATCCTGAGGTTTTGAGGCAATGGATTTCTTCGTTGTCTCCAGCAGATGCTGCAGATCGTGCAAGTGGCTATTTAGCAATTCCTTCTATTACACAACTGCCAGAAGATATTCGGTCCCAAGTCAAAATGTCACGAGGAGATACGATACTCGAAGGTAAATTGAGTAAAGTACTTGGGCCAAAAGAACAAGAAGCAGCAGACAAATTTAGATCTTTAACCGTTGATACATTTAATGAGACGTTAAAAGAATACAAGAAGCAACGTGCCAAGGAGCAACAGTTTGATTTTTATAGTGGTTTGCCAGGTTTTAGTGAAATCTTTAACATGAACCAAGAGCTCTCTAATTCGCTCTTGGGAGACACAGGCGTAGGCGGTATTCTTTCTTTAGGAGGACAAAACCAAGAAAAAGCAGAAGAGAGTTTAGAGAAACAATTCTCTGCTGTTACTGGAATTCCTTCCAGGTCAAATACAATTTACAACTGGCAAAAATGGTTTGATGAAACCTTGACAAAACGATACGAAGAAGGCGCTACTTTTTCGGACTGGCAAGATGCTTCTAAACAATATGTAGCAGACAAGGAATTTGCAGACGACTATGTTAAACGCTATTTAACCCCACGGTTTAACGCATCTCGTTCCATGTCAGAGTTTATGAGCTACATGGATGTAACACAAGGAGAAGAAAACATTTTTCAAACACAAAGCGCATTAAGTTCTTTGAAAAACCTGGCAGATCTTCGTGCTCAACAATGGTTAAACACCGTTAAATCATCTGGAGATTCTGGTTTTGATTCTGAATTTTATTTTAATCCTTCAGGAGGAGATGTAAGTATTGAAAAGCATACTGCACAAGCAGCAAAAGTAAATGAAGATTGGGAAACAGCAAAAAAGAATGGTGAACAGGTCGTGCCAGGGAGCAATCCTCCAGCCACCTGGAACCAGTTAGCATACTTATATGGTTATAACGTGAATGATAAATCACAATTTGCAAAGCTACATTACCAAGTATATGGAATGCACCAAGGTTTTGACCCAGCGCGTGATAAGTTATCATTAGATGCGGCACAGTCATTTATTGACGACAGCATTCTTCCGGCTATTGCAAATGAAAAAGTAAATTTAGGTAGCGCGTCATTTTTAAACTTTGTTACGCCTAAAGAGTATGCGGACAAAATGCTAGAGGGAATTGACCCAACAAAAAACAAGGCCGAATGGGAAAAGGTACTTGAGTCCATGGGTCTTTCTGGCAAAGAAATGGGAATTGAAGAAGTCAAGGAGTATATTCAGGAAGCATTCCAAACGGGAGAAGCAACAAAGATACGTGAGGCAATTAAATATCTAAACGAGAAGAAAGAAAAAGTAACACAAGAAAAACTTGGCGTAGACTATATTGAACGTCTTGAAGACACTGCGGCGCGTACTAACCCAAATGAAACTGAACTCTATAACGTGTTCAAAAACGCGGGGTTTTCTGGAACAGAGGATGATTTTTACAAAGAATTTATGCCGGATGTAAACCGAGAAGACATGGAACTTTTAACACAAGCTGGTAAAGGGTTTAAAGAAGGTAGTGTGTTTAGTAAATTAAGTAACAGCGATCCATTCGAAGCTCTTGGAGCAATTGAAACGTTGTCTGCCGATGAGAAAGCACCTAAAGAAACTAAAAAGAAAACAAGCTCTTCTTCAGAAGATAAGTCTTATTTCAGTTTGTATGACGACGATGATACCGAAGATACAGTAACTGCAAAATCAAAGTCAGGCCAAGGTTTTCTTGGCAGTTTTACCAGTGCCTTTAAAGGCCTGACACCTAAGTACTAATCATGAGTAAGCACAAAAAAGCAGCTAGTGCCGCCAAGATCCACAAGGATTCCATGGAATGCAACAAGCCAAGAAAAACTCCTGGTCATGCAACTAAGTCACACGTTGTCAAAGCATGTGAAGGAGGCGAGGAAAAAATCATTAGGTTTGGTCAACAAGGCGTAGAAGGCGCTGGTAAAAACCCAACAACAGCAAAGGATAAAGCACGTAAGAAATCTTATTACGCCAGACATAATGCCCAGGATTCCAACCCTGACAAGATGTCAGCAAGGTACTGGTCGCATAAAACGAAATGGTAAAGATCGGCTAAGATAAACGCGTTGAGTTTTTACCGCTATGGCAAAGCCCAAGTCCACCGCAATCCTGATTGAGTCCAAGCCTAAGAAGACTTGTCAAGGCGACGGCAAACATTCACGTCCTAGCCACGGACGTAAATTGTCTCGCGGCCAAGGCAAGTAAAAATTATGTATACTTGGGGGTAACACTTGTTACCCCTATGGATAATTACAAGCAAGCGATTGATTTAATTTGTCGTTACGAAGGTTTCAATGAACTTGCTTATCCAGATCCTCAAACAGGCGCAGAGCCATACACGATTGGATTTGGTACACAGTATTATCCTGACGGCAGTGTTGTAAAGAAAACCCAGTGCTGCACACAACGCAAAGCCCTGGAGTATCTTGTCGATGAACTCACCGTTCTAAACACCGAACTTCTGAAGTTGAACCTAGGCTTGGACGAGTGCATGCACCAAGCATTACTTTCGTTCTGTCATTCGGTTGGTTGGGAAAGTTTTCTGTACAGCTCCATTATTGACTGTCTTGAAGTCGATGACTACGTTGGCGTAACAGAAGAAATTGCACGGTGGGTCTTTGATGCAGATCACCAAGTCATCGGTGGCCTCCTGGAACGACGCAGAGAAGAGATCAACCTATTCCTTGCCGAGGTTGAAGCCAAACCTTGGGTTGCCACAGACGTACTGCTGCGTGCGTTCAGAAGCTATGGTGCAAAGCCCCATGAGACGGAAGCAATCCGAACCTTGGAAGCGACAATCAATCCCTATGCGCTTGCAGAATTTGCTAACCGTTTCAAGCTTGACGACGCCTCTGCCTTTTCAAGTGACTAGCGTCCTAGAATAAATGCAGTACTCAGGCTTTCCATGGAGAACGAATCCACACGTAAAGAGTTTGAATTACCTTTAGAACTTCAGTTTGCCATGCGTAAAGCTGAGCTGCAAACAGAGGAGATGTGTTGGGAAGAACTGCAGGCGGCACTGTTAAACCTGTATTTCCAACGGATGATGGAATGGGCAGCCGTTAAAGAAATCATGTGTTCTGAAGGGATTGATATCGAGTGGGATCTGCCTAGTGAGTTGGAACTTAGTGAACTCGCCCTGGCTTGTATGCAGGACGAGTCGGACGATGACGACGATTTACACTACGCTCATCCCTTTTGACTTTCGTCCAATTGAATAAGACGATCTAGGTACCACTGTGCTTTCTTCAGTGATTCTGTCTCGCCTTTGTGGCGCTCACGCCAAATATACTTTATGTTATTTCCCTTGCAGTAACCACGGAATTCTTCGTTGGTTAAAGCCGCCTCAATGGCTTCGATGCATTCGATGCCCCCATCGGTGTAATGGGAAGGATGATTTACGACATCCTCTTTGATTGTGGGCGTTGTTTCAAGTGGTTTAATAGTAACCCAGGGTACTGGACAAACGCCATCTACGCACCCATTGGTTACGTCAACAGGAGGGAACATGTCCATTGTAAAAATGCCGACTGAGACAGCCTAGCAAATTTAACGCAGCAAGCCTTTGCGTTTGGCGGAAAGCAGAAGTTCTGTCTCATCTGGCTCACCCTCAATATCACCTTGAATACTAGGGGGCTTAGGAGTGGCACCATATAATTTCATGCCTTCTTCCATGGAAGGAATGTAACCCGTTAAGCCTGGACGCTGACCGTACAAACCTTGGCCTTCAATATTCAATGGGTTACGTTGCATACCATCCATGGGAGCGACTAAACCCGTGTTATACATATCTTGAAGAGGTACGTCGTTGGCTACGGTATCAAGGGGTGCACCAAAATCCTCGAAGCCAATACAACGGCACTTTACTTGATCATTATTTGCTGCAAACTCTTGCAAAAACATTGAGGGCCGCATTGTTTTCTTAGCGATATATCCTTTCTATAATGATAGTATGAGCAAGTTTAGATCAGAGACTTACGACGCAGCCAAGGACTCCGGCACTTCTGCTGGGGTACCAACGGATCTGAACCCTGGAAGAGCTTACAACGTGGATTTGCGGTACGTGCGACCGCAAGAACGAGGTGTCGTTGGTTCCGCGTCAAAAGGAGCAGTGGCACGCGTTGACCGCTTCATGAAGAGTGCACGTGCTGCTGGCAAATATCAAAAGAACCAACTGATTAACGAACCCACCAGTGCCACGGCTGGTGACAGTGGTGGGCGTGCAGGATCTACCGCGTATGCAGACAAACCCAAACAATCGTTTGGACGTAGTTAAACCTGTGGAAAAACTACAGTATTTGGTTGGTCTTGATACTTACCTTTCCGATCTTGGTAGCTGACTTCACAAGGATTGCCACGGTAGAAAAGCAGTTGAGTGATACCTTCGTTTGCATAGACACGATTGAATAAACCAGTGCAATTACTGATTTCAAGCGTCAGGTAACCTTCCCACCCACTTTCAGCGGGCGTGATGTTAACTAGAATTCCTGAGCGTGCGTACGTCGATTTACCAACTGCAACAACAGTGACATCACGAGGCAACTTCAAACGTTCTTGTGCAACGCCTAAACAATACCCATACGGAGGAAGAAGAAAGTATTTGCCGCGTTCATCTTCCAGAAGTTCCGCAGGCTTTAAAATACTTTCGTCAAAGGCCTTTGGATCGCAATCACCGGTTTGAATCTTACCAAAGATTAGGCACTGGCTAGGGGACAAACGAATGTCATATCCGTAAGAGCTAAGTCCATAACTTAACAAACGCCGACCATCTTCTTTGCTGATCAGACGATCAACAAAGGGTTCGATCATTTGTTCTTTCTCGGCACGCTCTTTGATTTCCCAATCGGCCAGGACGCTCATAAGACCTCAATAGCTTGTTCAGTCTACAAGGAGATGGCCACGTTCGCCGTAGATTTTACAGAAGTGTTCTACTGCATCTCCTGAGCGATCTTTGGGAGGCAGATAGACCAAGAAAGACGTGCACGTTTGTTTTTTCTCTACATTCCCATCAAGATTACGGAGCAGGTAAGGGACGGTACGTAGAACGCACATAGGAAATTTAAAGATCTTTGGCTCGTATCGAATCATGTCAGGGCAGTTACTGAAGTAAAGCCCTTGCTCAATCTCGTCCGCCAGCCATGCATGGTACATTCGACGGAACCATACGGCATGCGAAGAAGTCAACGTCAGCGACGAAGCGCGTGTCATCTTCCACCGTTGGTTCTTTTGGTCCCAGAAGTATGATCCCGCTGGTGGAAACAAATAGCAGCTTCCGTACCATTGTTGATTATTTAACCCATCATCCACAGGCGTGTAGTACTCAGTCGCTTGTACGTACTCATTGGCAACTTTGGAGCTAGCCACATCCAAGTCAATGCCGCCTAAAAGTTCGTTGGCAGCATGCACCAAGTCTGCGTTGGTGATAAGTTCTGCACCTTCAACCCTGGCAGATACGCCGCGAATACCTTTCTCAGTCATTGTTAACGATGTCGTTATACGCTATTTCCAAATAGCGAAGACCCTTGTCATCATTGATGATATACCCTGCCTTCTCCATTGGATCAATCTTTTGTGCTGCCCCAAGGATGCGTCGTAAGGTTTCGGCAAGATCACCGTTATTGTTATGTTCGCAATCTTCTTCTGCTGCGTGAATTTCTTTTAACGTCCAAAAGAATATAGAACGTTCTTTATTGTCAGGCTGGAATACCAAGACGCCAGGACCTTCTGCGTCCCAAAACTTAACGTACTGTGCGCCCATGTCCCCAAGGATGAGCTTGACAGTGGTATCAAGCATTTTTGCCTTGGTCTCGTCTAGCTCAGGACCAATGACTGACGCAATTAATTTCTCACGGCGATCCACTTTTTAACAACCCTTGACGATGCAGAGATTCTAACAGCTTTGGAGTTGGCTGGTACAAGACAACCAACTTGCCAAGCACGCCGCGTTTTTTGCAGAGTTTTCCTTGCTCATCTCGCACCTTATCAAATTCTCCGGACCTGATCAAATACTCGGCAACACATCGCAACCGACGTTTAAGAGGCAACTCCGCTTGTGGAAATTTACCGCAGATTGTATCTGGGTTCAGATCTTTGAATGCCAGTCGTAATCGATTGGCCAAGGTCATACCAGAGTTGGCATCCTCTTCTTCATAGTTTTTTAAGTTTTCTAGGTAGCGACGCAAGCAACCATCATCGAAGGAACCCCAGGGTGGCAAGAACATTTCCACTTGATCTGCCAGGGATTTGGGCAGTAGCTCCTCATGGTTATCGATAGTAATGGCATCGATATCAATTCCCTTGAAACGATGTGCCATCACTCAAGAACCTCTTTGGTTGCATGGTATAAGTGATACTGCGCACGCAGGTTTTTAAGATTGATGTTTTCGTTTTTAGCAAAGGATTGAATGAGGCGATTCCATGGAATACGCAAGACTGCTTTTTTGTGGACGTCGGGAGAAACGTTGACATAATGAATGCCTTCTACCCAGCCTTTATCAGGGTTTTTTCTACCGATTGCAATCCAGTTGCGGATGGTTTGATCGGAGACACCTAGACGCTTGCCGCATTCTTCTGTCGAAATGTATTCATCTGCAAACATTTCGGGATTGGCAATATCGGTTTCAGCGTTTGAGTACCGACTATGCCACATGGAACCAAGGATATTCCTGATTCCTTTTAGTTCGTAGGCAATGTCTTCCAAGCCTTTGCGTAGTCCGTACGGCATGCTGCACTCCGATCAATTAAATGCTAGTCTTTTGTAAACAACTTTGTGATCATGGAAGAGCAAATTCCACCTAGCCAACCTCCCATGCAACAGACTCTGGAAGGACAGATTACTCCTGAGATGTTGGCTGAAATGAAAGCACGTGCCATGGAGCTAGCCATCCAACAAACAGTACCCCAGCGATTACCTATGGATATTCCACCGCAAGTTGTGTATGTGCGGCGTAATTTAACCGTAGCAGAATTGCTGTTGGTACTGCTGCTTTCCTGTGGAATTGTAACAGGAATTCAAGGGCTTTGGTACTTAGGTACTAATTTATTGCCACGTCTTGAGATTAGGGTACGCTAAATAAGCCGCACTATAATAAAGGAAAGAATTGCGCAGTAGATAGGTGGCAAACCGCCGTATTACCGAATTTCCTGCAATTGCAGCAGGCGAAATTGTAGATCAGGATGTCATGACCCTGGTCCACGTTTTTGAGGTGGACCCGTCACTGCGCAACAAAAAAATTACCTTTTCTCAATTCAGGGATTATCTCGATTTATATTACGCCCCTGGCAGTGGCGCTTTAATTAGCGGTAACGTCACTATCACTGGCAACTTAACAGTAAGTGGCAACTCCAGTTTTAATACGGTAACTGCGTCTGGCCTTAGTACGTTTAGTGGAATTGTTGTTCAAAACAATGCCACTGTCAGCGGTACGATCAGTGGCAACACCGTAACAGGCACCTTTATTCAAGGTACTCAAGTCAATGCAGTAACAGGTACCTTCACAACTTTGGCGACAGGAGCTACTGCGTCTTTCTCAACGGGAAACTTTACAAGTCTTACTGGTACCACAACAAGTGGTGTTAGTGCTTTCTTTACAAACGGCACGTTTACCAACGTAACAGGTACTACATTCACAGGAACAACCGTTGCCGCAACCACCGGTACGTTCCAAGTTTTAGGAACACCCATTCTTGACGTCAGCGGAAACTTATCTGTTGCAAGTGGACTAACCGTCACGGGTATTGCACAATTTGCAAGCAGCGTACGTGTCACTGGGACCTTATCAGGAACAACAGTCACTGGAATTACTGCACAATTCTCAACAGTCTCTGGTGTTTCAGGGGTTTTTACTAATCAGGTATCAGGTGCCACAATTACGGGCAATACACTTTTAGTATCTAACGCTACTGGTGTTTCCGGAACATTCACTACACGTGTTTCGGGAGCAACAGTAACCGGCAATACGGGTGCTTTTGGTAATGTCAGTGGAATTTCTGGTGTATTTACCCAGGTTATTTCCGGTCAAACAATTACAGGAGATGCTGGTAACTTTGGAACAATAACGGGAGTTTCTGGTTCGTTTACAAACTTATCAGGGGCAACTGTTACAGGTACCGTTGTTAACGCAGGGACTGTCACTTCGGTTACCGGTAACTTTGGCAGAGTGTCGGGTACGACAGTAACAGGTAATGCCGGACAATTTACGACGGTCACAGGCGCCACCGTCATTGGCACTACCAGTGTTTCTGGCGCAACGGTCACTGGTAACGCAGGTCAATTTACAAATGTCACAGGCGTTACAGTCATTGGTACTACTAGTGTTTCAGGTGCCACCGTTACCGGTAACACAGTACTTGCAACAAACTTAACGGGTCAAGTCGGTACATTTACCACTAGTGTGTCCGGTGCCACAATCACTGGCAATACTGTTTTAAGTACGTCAGGAAGATTCCAGACTGTAAGTGGAGCTGTTATTACCGGCGACACTATGCAAGCCGGATTAATTTCGGCCGTATCTGGTGTTTTTACAAACATTGTTTTTGTTAACACCGTTGTTTCCGGTAACTTATCGGTATTAGGTACAGGCATTTTTTCCACAGGGGGCATTGTTTCTTCGGGAACAATCAGTGGAAGTAATGTTGTTTCACCTAGTGGAATATTTACTTATCTCTCTGGTACGACTGTTACAGGTAACACTGCTAACTTTGCAACCAGTATTTCAAGCGCTACGGTTACCGGCACATCAGTTAATGCAGTAACTGTTAGCAGCACAACGGGTACTTTTACGTCAATTACAGGATCGACGTTAAGAGTAACCACACCTTCTGGAGCAACCCCAGCCATCGTATGTTCTGGCGTTGTTTCCGGTAGCGCAAGTGGGTTTGTAATCCAAGGCCCACTAATTATTCTTCCGTAATTTTCTCGGCTAAAATAAACAAAAAGAGACAACAAAATGGCGTACGGCACTATTAAAGTTGATACAATTACTTTCACCGATGCTGGTGTTGATAAGAGCGTTACAATTTCTGGGTTAGTTCAGAATCCTACTTTTACAGGAAACGTAACAGTAACCGGAACTATCTCTGGTAATACCGTACGAGGCCAAACAATTTCAGGTGTTACCGTTACTGGAACAACCGCGCAGTTTACCAGCGGAACGTTTGTTTCGTTAACGGGTACTACTCTTCAGGGAACAACAGCAACTTATACGACCGGTAGTTTTACCTCATTAACAGGAACAACGACATCTGGCACAACCGCTAATTTTGTATCCGGTGTTTTTAGTACTCAAATTTCAGGTGTTACTGTTACTGGTACCACTGCAAACTTTACTAGCGGTAACTTCACTAATATCAGTGGTGGTACTCATACCATTACATCGGGTGTATTTGCGGCGGGTACTGCAGCAAATCCATCGATTAGTTTTGTTTCTGACCCCAACACAGGCATCTACTCCCCCGGCGCAGATCAAGTGGCCATTAGCACAGGTGGCACTGGGCGGTTGTTTGTTGATGCGAGTGGGAATGTCAAAGTTTCAACTGGCGAGGTTTTTAATACTTCCGCTACTGGATATATTCGTGTTGCTGGTGGTGATGATGCAGGCAGTGGTGCAAGCATTCTTGCATTTGGCCAGTCACATGGATCGGCGGCCGGAAGGCTTGTGCTCACTGCAGTTGGCTCTGAAAGTATGCAGTTTGGCGCAGGTGGCGCCGAGCGCATGCGCCTGGACTCCAGTGGCCGCTTAGGTCTGGGGACCAGTAGCCCACAAACTTTATTGCACCTTAATTCTGCTGCCGGTACAAATACAACGCTCGCTTACGCTGAAGATAATGCTCTCAAATGGTATAATCGTTATAACGCAAGCGACGGAAGTTTCCAAATTGTTGATGTTGTTAATACTACAACGCGACTGCATGTATCCAACACAGGCAACGTAGGGATTGGCACTACGAGTCCTGCAACTAGATTAAACGTCTTTGAAAGCACAGGCGCCAGCTTGTTTAGGCTAAATGGGCTGAATGGTTATAATCTAGATATTGCAAATAACTTTGACAGCGGAACAAGATACGATTTCAATATTGGTTCTGGCTCTGGAGCATTTTCTTTCACTACATCAGCAGGAGAACGCGCCCGCATCGACAGCTCCGGCAGGTTGTTAGTTGGCACGTCTTCTGCGCGTAGCACAGCAGTCTACGGAACGCCTTCAATTCAGGCGCTGGGTGATTATCAGCAAGGTTCAATTCACCTTACAAATAATTCGAACAGCAATGCCAACTGCGGGATTGCTTTCTCAAAAATACGTGGTTCGTCCATAGTCCAAAACGGAGATTATCTCGGCGGTCTTACGTTTAATGGTTTTGATGGAAGCGCAGACAAATCGGGCGCAACCATAGAAGCTGTCGTAGACGGCACCCCCGGCGCTAACGACATGCCGGGCCGTTTAGTGTTCTCCACTACCGCCGACGGAGCGAGCAGCCCGACGCAGGCAATGGTCATTAAGAACACCCAAGACGTCTTGATGACAACCAGTACGGCCGCAACAAACTCAACCGGTTGGTATGGAATAGAAGCAACGTCATCAGCAGGAGCGTTAAGCATTTCCAGGAATGGCAGCAATGTTCTGGCATTTTTCCATACATCCAACCCAAACGGCACTAGTGGAACTCCGGTTGGAACAGTTAGCATTACCACAACGGCTACAACATACGCGACGTCGTCCGACTACCGGCTAAAGGAAAATGTGGTTCCATTAAGGGGTGCAATTGATCGCATTAACAAACTGAAGCCCAGTCAGTTTAACTTTATTGCCGATCTAGACAAGATCGTTGACGGCTTTATCGCTCACGAAGCGCAGGAAATTGTTCCTGAGTGTGCCACTGGCACCAAAGATGAAGTGGACGACGACGGCAACCCGGTCTACCAAGGCATTGACCAATCCAAACTGGTGCCCCTGCTGACCGCTGCGCTGCAGGAAGCTCTCCAGAAGATCGAAGATTTGGAAGGTCGTTTAACTGCGGCAGGCATCTAAGCCCTACTCACTAATCACCCCTGGTAAAATAAAAGAAAATATCATTAACTATGACCAACACTGTTTGGGATATTGCCAACCTCGAACGTCATCTTCCTGATGGTGACACCTGTCCTGATGGCGCTGTATACACCATCCATTGGACTGCATCACTGGAAGAAGACGGTGAAACTACCGGTTGTTACGGCAGCGTTGGTCTTGGTGAACCCGACCCTGATAACTTCACTCCTTTCAGTGAACTCACCAAAGAAGAAGTGGTGAACTGGACCCTGGCAGCACTTGGCGTTGATCAAGTTGTTTCGATTGAAGAAGCACTGCACAACCAGATCCAAGCCAAATTGCACCCCACTTCTGAATCTGGCGTTCCCTGGTGATTTTTGTTATACTCTTTGAAGTTATCTGTTCATTATGGCTTGCACAAAGTCTCAGCTAGTTAGCGCCATCAATTCCTTTGGTTCTGCACGTGCCACTGGTGACGGCAACCTTGTTGCTTTCGCTGGTAACCTTATCGGCCAACTGATCGAAACTCTTGAGTTTGCGCCAGAGGAAGAACAAGTTGCTGCCGTTAATCCTGAAGTTGTTGAAGATTGAGTAATGACTAAAACTACCTGGGGAATTTCATTGCTAGATCGGAGACTTCCGGATAGTGCTTCTTACCCAGGTAGTGAAGTCACAGCAATCCATTGGTTTGCGTATCAGATGGCGGGTAAGTACACAGTCAGTACTTCTGGCATTGTTGAACTTGCCCCCGCTGACCGTAAAAAATGGGTGCCCTATCTCAGCCTCAATAAAGAGACCGTCATGGGCTGGTGCAAAGATGCCCTTACGTCTGACCGCGTTAAGGAAATTGAAAACGCTTTGGCAGCACGCGTTGATGCGGAATTAAACAAAGCATCAGGACTCCCCTGGGACGTACCAGATCCTTTGCCGCCATTACCGCATCCACTTGGTTACGTTGAAGTTTAAAATACACGACACTATTATCAGTTAAAATAAAAACAATTGATAGTTGTGTTGTGACAATTAAACTTACAGACGCTGCTGAGTTCTTTAACAAAGAACCGCATCAAATTGACGCATGGGAATGGCTCCAATCTCAGTTAACACCTGAGGTCTTGGAGTCTTTTTCTGTTAAATATCGCAATAAGCCAGCCAAGGAAAGCACCATTACTTGGGATGTTGTTGTTAAAACAGCAAAAGAAGCAGGTGCCAAATTTCCTGAATGCGTTGCTGCACAGTGGGCACTTGAGTCTGGCTGGGGTCAACACACCTCCGGTAAAAACAATTACTTTGGATTAAAAGGATCTGGCTCTACGGTTGAAACAAAGGAATTTATCAACGGTCAGTGGATCACAATCAAGGCTGGATTCATTGATTTCCCTGACCTAAGAACCTGTGTTTCGTACCTTGTTGATCGTTGGTACAAAGACTTTGATGGGCACAAAGGTGTTAACAGGGCAACCAGTAGAAATGAATGTGCGCGTTTACTGGTCAAAGAAGGATACGCTACTGATCCAGACTACAGTACAAAATTAATTCAAATTATGGATCGACAACTCCAAAACATTGGAGAAAAAAAAGATGTTGACCCGCACGCCAGTAACTTTACTCCTTGGAGCCCGTTCACCTATAAGATCACACCTAACATCACCTATGGTGAATTAACTCTTAATCAAGAAGCTCGTCGGTTCACCAAACAGTATCAATGTGATACGGCAAAAGAACTTTGTTTATTCCTTGAGAAAGTACGTAAGCAATTTGGTAACAAACCATTGATCATCACAAGTGCTTCTCGCCCAGAACCCATCAATACACAAGTAGGCGGTGCCAAGAACAGTGAGCACACTTACAGTGCTCCATCAAAAGGAGCCGTTGATTTTTACGTTGATGGTGTGGATATCAACACAGTGCAAAGCTGGTGTGATAAAAATTGGCCTTACTCATTAGGCTACGGCGCACCAAAAGGTTTCGTGCACCTTGGTATCAGAGAAGGCAAGCCACGCGTTCGTTGGAACTATTGAGATCAACGACGACGGCGACGCTTTTCAGTGCCGGGTTCTTTGGCACGGCCTACAACCAAAGCGCACAATTCGATGATGCGGTAAGCTTTTACTGCAAGTGCGTCATCTTTTGGGGTTGGTGTTAAGGCGGTAATAACAGAAGCCGCCGCATGAACAGCGAGAGCAGCTTCGATATAGTTGTTTACGCTCATGGTAGATCTGGTTTTTCTTTATTCTACCGGTCAAATTCTCTTAGGTAATCCAAGTTTTCTTGCTCGGCAAAAAAATCTTGCCAGTCTTCTTCAGTGGCTTCCGTAATCCTGGAAGGCACTGGTTTAGGTTCTTTGGGTTTTTGAGGAGGATCTAAAAGAGTCATACGTCATACATGCGGCACCCTGGTGCCGATGGATTTTCCATACAATAGCGCAACCAAGCAACATGCGGATAATGTTTACGTGGTTTTTTACGGAATAAAGCAAGTAGCTTTTTGATCATGGTCTGTTTGTTAACGGAATAAAGACCTCAGGGAACCGATCGGTATCTTGATGTTCCCTACTCCAAGCAGCTTGCCAATCTGACAATGAGTGGTCATGAATAGTATCGTAGTATGCGTCATCACCAGGCTCTAGTTCTATTTTAAAATCATTGATATTGCCACTTGGAATACGCGTACCAATTAACCATGTGGAGTTGGTGCCAACAGTAACACTCCCCCCTGGAGATTCAATAACACAAAGAGCTTCAGTGAATGCACCTCCATTGGGAGGAATAATAACTGCAGTGTCTACAGGACTAACAATCTCTGCTACATCAATCGTGTACTCCTGCAATACAATGCTGCCATCTACGTCTTCTAGCTCCCAATATACTTCTTGAGCGGTAGAAGCAGGCTCGATAACAACACCAACTTCGTAATTAAGGGGTTCGTTGCGTGTAGACGAAATGCAAATTAAATAGCTGCCAACGCCTAAAGGAAAGTATCGGTCATCACCACGATCAAGCCGCAACCTATCAAAGGTGTTGTAAAGATCAGATTGAACACTCATTACCGTATTGAGGTAAGGAATGTACACATCTCCTAGATTGTTGATACCATCAGTCAGTGAATCAGCCTGGAACACAGGCAGATCTGTTTGAGGGATGTTGTTGAGATCATAGACACTGACGTTGATATATGTAGGGCGCGGCGGCCCTTTGGTAACAATGATCCAAGCAGGTGCCGAAAGATTGACCTGGAACCAATTGTTGTACGTACCGCCGCCAAACCCGTTGGTTTTTACTTGGTACTTTGCACCAAGATTGCCACGTAAATAACGCAGCGAAAGCTGATCAAAAGTACCAAGTACTAATGGATTATTTTTAGTTCGTTGCTCTTGACTAACTACTGAATTCCTGGGCATATGAACCGTAATACAGCTCCTGTGTATCATCATAATCCGGGGTGTTTTTGTTCACCAACGGATGTTGAATCGTTTGTTTGTACTTGGCTTTCATAATGGGTTCAGGTGTTTCTTTTAGCTGGTTATCTGCAGCGTGCATTAATTTGCTGGGGTCAAACGTGTGATGGAACGGTTGGATCTCAACGGGTGGGAAAGTGCGATTCCAACTTGAAATCATATGCAAAGGATTAAGACAATCTTTATTGCGGCACGTACGTGTTACAACCATCTTGCCAACATCTCCCCATGCACATTGATAAATGACTTTATGTGCACTGATGTTTTCAGCTAGGTTTTTACTGTTAGCAGAACGATAGGAAGGGAAACGAATGCGCGCTTTTGTTAACGCAGGTGCTTCCCAGCACTCTTCAAAATCCTTTACAGGTATCTTGCTCCAGATGGATAGCAGGCGATGTTTGTACAAGCCATCAATATAGTTGATGTCAAAACCACAGTTGTTATTGGAAATTTTACGAACACATTCGTAACACCAGTGATATGTCTTGTCACGAATGGTATGCCCATGGGGGCATATAAATCCCCTGTAATAACCATGTGCACTTAACTGTGCATCCGTAAGTAACTCAATGTTGGCAACGTACCGGAAAGGCGACAGTACAGAAGCCAGTTCGTTGATGCGTTTGGTGTAGTTGGCCATGATTAAGAACTGAGTGGGTTGCCGATAAGGCGTTGGTACTTGTGGAAGGACATGCCGTTCTCCAGGTTGTAGACCAGCTCTCCTTCGGCGTTACGTGTGCGGCGTCGGTATGAAGGCGCAGGACGGGTGCGGCGTTGTTTGAGGGCTAGCTCCTGACGGTTGTCGTACGTGACGTTGGAGGGGTCGTGAACGACGTCTGCGTTCCCTGGATCGCTACCAGTACGTAAGTAGTACACGATGCGATGCGCTTGGTACCGTGCGCCGCAAAGAGAAACGTAACAGTACTTGCCATGCTGCCGGCCAGCTATGTCACCGGGCTTGTGACCACGTGCTTGCGTCTTCCACGCAAGACCTGTCGCGTATTGGTCAGAGAGCTCTAGCTGGTCCTGTACGTACCAAAGCGGAAGCATCTCTAGGTAGGTGCGTGCCATGACCTCCTGGTAGTGGGGACCATGACACTGTACCACTGTTGGGAAGTGTACGCAAGAGAAACTGTGAATACCGGCTTGTGGAGGGGTGAATACCGCCTTATTTACTTAGATATAGGGTTTCATACTGTGTTGAAAAAGTGTTGCACCTCTGTGTGGCTTCATGATTTTTTCCACAAATGCAACACTGTTTTAACAACGTATGAAACCCTATAGAGGGTTAGATAAGACTGTATTCATCCTTGAATAGGACGGTATTCATTGTTTTACCCATCTCCGTACGTTCTCCACAGTACATACGTACCATCAAACGTCACTTACCAAGCTTCCGGGTCTTCGTACGATCCTTTCGTTCCTTCCGTTTTTCTTTAGGTTTTGCCACAGGTTCAGGTTCTTGGGACAACACCTCCTCAAAGATGCCACCAAATTGAGACGCAACTGTGTCCCATGAGAACTGTGGATCCAGCACACGTTCTCGGCAGCGTGTACCAACCCATTCACGAATGCCTTTGTCTTGGTACAGGTACGTCAAGATCTCAGCAAGGTGATCAGAGGAAGGGCATGGCATCTCACGTGCGTAGTTGGTATCCACATCGATGTGGTCGCAACGGATCAGTTCGCCGTAGCCCTCGAAGATCTCTTTGCATGACGTATGGTCGGGCACTACCTGCGGCACACCACAGGCAGCGTGTTCAAAGTTGACAAGACCCCAGCCCTCACCTTTACACGTATTGACACCAACATCACATGCGTTATAGATGTCATTCAGCATTTCCACCGATACATTCGGAGGACTGGGTTGATTTGACGTCATAATGATGCGTCCATTTGGATCAAGACCCACACGTGTCATCTCACGTGCAAACACCTCCATGATGTCCCAGCCCTGGTCCTTGAGCCCCATGTGCAGGTAAAGCATTGCATTAGGTTTATCTACCGCAAACGCAGCAAATGCTTTGATTGTGATGTCAATCCGTTTGCGGAATTGATTGCGGTTACCATTGAAAACAATGAAGCTATCTTCTTTAAGTCCCAGCTTGCGGCGTGCCTCTGCCTTATCTACTGGATAGAACTGACCAGGAGTCACACCATGCGGAATAATAGAGATAGGCCTGGTGATACCACCAGCCATAAATTCGTGTGCACCAAATTCTGTGTACGAGACCACAGCGTCCCATTCATTGGCAGTATCCGCTAAGCAACCTGTCCATGCATACGAATCCATGGGTGCATAGCCAACAAATTTAAACTTGCCAGCCTTGTGCAGATCCTTAATTTGATTGTATTGCTCATTAATAATCCACATATCATTGATCGTAAATACCACGTCGGGTTGTTCACGTTCAACGATCTCACGAATGCGTTGCTCACCAAAAGGTGCGGTCTGATGACGGTTAGATGACGGGTACATCTTGTACTCCTGCTGAAGTGGCGTTGGATCACCCCACCAGTTGTTACCAAGAACAACAATTTCAAAGTCGTCTTTCAGACGAGAGATAACATTTTCAGTTACACGTGCAAAGCCGGTCATGGCAACGATGTCACCACACCACAAAAGTTTTGCTTTCTTAGTCATTAGATCGGAATAATTCCGATTTACTCTACACAATCAAGAGGTTCAATTGATCGCACAAGCTCTTTTTCTTCCGCTGTTGTTGCCTTGAGTTTTGATTTCAAAAATTCTGCAGCCCGATGTGTGAGCGTGGTATCACCACAGGTGTATAGATCAACTGCCGCATACCCTACTTCTGGCCACGTGTGGATAGATGCGTGGGATTCAGACAATAGTGCCAACAAGGTAACGCCTTGCGGTTCAAATTTCTCACCAAAGATACGTAAGATATTTGCTCCCGCCAAAACAAGAGAAGCTTCCAGCAAACGCTGGAGCTCCTCATAGTTATCTAAAAGGTTTTGATCACAACCATAAAGGTCAAGGATCAGATGACGACCGTTGCTCAATGGTTTGTCGCAATGTATTCCTCCATTATCGCAGGGTTAACACCGTACATTTCTTTGTATTTGGCGGGGTCTGCAGCTACTTCCAGGATGGAGGGGTAACACTTGTAGTCATCCCTGACACCATCACGTATCAAGATGTTGTGAATTACCAACCCATTGGTTTTTTTGGTTGCGTAGACATTTAGTTTCAGTTGGTTTTTACAGATGTCCATAAGTAGGACCTCAAAGCGAGAACGCCCCGATACACCAACATTGGCACTACGACAATGCTCTGCGTAAGACGGATACACCTGCGTGGTCCAGTCGACATAGTAATTGACACCCCCTGGTGAAGGTTTACACATACCCATAGCAACTTCCGCCCCTGGCACAAAGATAACGCGTTTATCCAGCCAATCCAAAATCGGATTGGAACGAATGGCTTGATCCTTCTCATAAGCCTGGAAGAAATCAACGTGCTTTGATGTCTCCATCAAGTAGTCACGCATTTCCGACTCAGACATAGCCAGGATCCAGTTGACAAGCCCTGGAAGCAAAGGTGCAAAATCTCCTTCAGGAGTACCCTTACTATCGAAACCCATTAAGGTACGTTGTTGCTCTTGCCCACCAGTAAAAGGACGGTCGAACGGAATAGTAAGGCGGCGACGGGCAAGACCTGAGGTGTAGTCGGTGGACTGAATTGCTTCGTTAGCAGTAATGATGACAACACCCTGGAACTGGAAAGGCTCCAGTTGATCTGCTTGGTATTTGAACTCAGAACGAATCCAGTCACCACCAGTAATGGCTTTTAGTTTTGAAACACTGCCACCATAACGGTCAGAGTCTTGGAACAGAATGATTTTCTTACCCATGAAACTTGCAGTTTCAAATCGGTTCTTCTCAATCTGTTCTAGCTCTGTGGAGCAGACGTTACGTTTACCTACCAGTGCAACACATAGGTTTGCATAAGTGGATTTACCAGATTTACCAGGACCAACCAACTCAAGAAACTTTTGAAGCTCGTGGCGACCAAGAAGAGTTGCCCGTAGCCATGCACGAAGAACTTGCGTACGTTTTTCAGAACCATGCTGCGTGTAACGAAGCCAATCAATGATTGGTTCGCAGGTTGCTTGAGGGTTATAGGCATATGGCATCTGTTGCGTCATATGCAAATTACGGTCAAATGGCCGCAGTTCCTTTGTTGTGACGTCAAGTACACCGTTGGTGAATAGCAGAACATCTGTTGCCTCGTGCCATTTATCACACGGGACCATTGCTTGCAGTTGCTTGAACATATCATCAAGCATTTGAAAGCTAAACCCTTCGCGTAACCAACCACTAGTAATAAGAGCTTGTAGCTTGGAACGGATATCACCAAGCATTTCAATCTTGCTTACTTTGCTCCACAGACCTTGGCTAGGGTCATACATAAAGAATTGATTGTGCGGGAGACTAAAGAGCAGATTGTTTGCATAGATTCCAAGTAGTTTGTCCGCAACTTCATTCTTAGGTTGCCTGAGTTCCTTCTCTTTATTCTTCTTGGCGCTTTTAGGTTGTACATCATCGCCATAATCTTCGGTGTTCATTAGAGTTGTGTCGGTTGGAGTTGCAGTGTTGAGAAGGCGATTCATTTCTTCTTCCACATTTCTTTCGATTTCGGGAAGAATGCTTGCCGCCAGATTGATCGTAGCATCGTCAGGGGAAGAAACCTTGTCTTCCTGCGGACGCTTCCATCCATTCTGCTCAGCCAGATGGTAAAGCGTACCAATGCCCCGGCCACCACCTTTTGTAAAGGATAACCAACGCTTATGGCATTCGTTCTCTTTGTATTTGTCACTTTGTTTGGACCATTCATCCCATTGATCAAGCAGGGATTCATCCAACTCATGGAGCGACTGTCCGATCGCAATCCAAATGTCATAGTCATCGACTGCCTCAATGGGGAGTGCCCACATCGCAGCAACTGCCAATTGCATATCCCGTTCCAATCCAATGCGACTGGTGATTGCGAACGAGTTACCGATGATGCGTGAGACTTCTTCAGCAGGACGCCCTTGCTTTGCATTCCTGGTAATGATGCCATTCAATACCCAATCCGGAAGTTCAGGTAATTTGTCTGCCCATTCAAATCCCAAACCTTCGGCAGTGAAATAACCTTGCGTATCTGGATGCGCACCCATCAATACGCCTTGGTGCCGCTTCCACAAGATCTCAAGTTTTTCCATGGACCCCTGCGAGGTCCATGTGTATTTGTTACGAATGAAATGCTTTTGTTTTTCTTTACTTACTTTGTAGAGGCGACGCTCTCGGCCTGCTTTGCCACTGAGGATGGTAAGGGTGGGCGGCAATGCATCGAGTATTGGGAGGTTGGAAATCTGTTCGATGAGTTCATAGACGGATGGTCCGTCAACATCAACCCAAACGAGACCATAAGGATGGTTGTAGGCAGGACCACCAAGTAATCCGATAGCTTTACATTCTCCGTTGATAATTTCATTTTCAATTTCTTCTTTAGTAAACGGTTTGTTCTGCCATCCCATGACGTAAGGATCTTTGTTGGGACCCAGTGGGGTCAAGGGCCAGTCAATGGGAATGAGATCGAGCCGAATTTCGCCCGGTTTTACTGCCTGCTGGTTCATACTCGGCGTCATTTCGTTGGGTAGGTAAGAGAGATTCTAAAGCTGCGATCGGGATATTGATCGTCTTTTACCAAGTTGTAAGCATGTAAATGCATAGGCGTTGGAAGACAAAACAAATCCCCATCCGCCGCATTGGCCATGCGGCTAACAAGGGTATGCATCCATTCGCCCACGCCGATGACGTGGGTGCTCATGTGTTTTTGGCTTGTCTTTTCATCCTACGGCCACCAACCCAGGACGCTTCCTAAGATGTCGTTAAATTACTGAGACTTATTGGACTCAGTCTGTTTGTATTTATTTCTCTTATCCATCCCATTAAATTCATCCATGAGTTTGTTGTAAATCGTTACAGCATCTTCTTTTGTAACAACGGCCCGCTCGCAGGCGATCGTCCATGCTAACCGCTTTCGACACTCCATCTTCCCTTGGGGATTGTAGGACATTAGCTTACCAGTTCATTGTTTTATTTGTTTTGAATGTATCCCCACGATGTTGTTTCATTTTTTAAATATGTAATTAACCCTTCTAATTTTTTAACTTTATCTTGGACATGACCCAATGCAAGATTGCAGGAATGGCAAAGCAATCCTCTTATTTTGCCTGTCTTATGGCAGTGATCTATGTAAAATCTTTTTCTTCCAGGAGCCCCAGGATTAGTGGAACAGCATCCAGGATTTGCACAACAGCCGCCTTGAGCTTCTAAGATTTTTTTGTATTCAGTATATGTTACTCCAAATTTTCTTTCTACTCGCAGTTCGTTTTGGCAGTCACGGCACATTGACGAAGGACTTGCTTTACCATTCTTTTTTATGTAACCTGATAAACCAAAACAAGTTAATTGCTTGATTTCTTTGCAGCGAGTGCATTTTTTAGATGAGATCAGGGTCATAAACTCCACAGTTTTCAATTTGTGTATAGTATTCAGCAACTATTGCATACCAATCTTCATGAAGCATATCAAGAAACCGGCGTGAAATTTTAAAAACTTGAGTACGAACTGGCGTTGATACTAAAATTGCAGCTTGTTGAACAGTAATACCCAGAGTTTGGGTAATAGCAATGTCATAGGCAGCGAGTTGCTTGCAAGTTTTTTTAAATTTAAGATGACCGCCCAATAGGTCTCTCCACTCTTGGGACCCCTTCTCCAAATCTTTTGGCCACTTGCGGCTATAAGGTTTGACGCTGGTCTTTAGGTCAGCAAGCGTCAGTTTGTTATTGGCGACAGCAATAATATCAGGAGCACCAGCCCAAGCACGACCTTCTGAGTCACAACCCCAGACGCGAGCAACGTCATCAGAACCAACAGTGAAGTCATATTTATCCAGAACAGGCGACTCGGCCCAAAGGACTTCCTGGAACTGATCCAGAATTGACGGCATGCCTGCCCAAAAGTCTGCATATTCATCTTTGATTTCTGGATTTTTGTTCCCTTTGAGGTACTGTTCCATACCATAGTGAATGGCAGTACCCCTTTCGGCCGCTTGTTCTTTGACACCTGGATTTGCTTTCGACCACATTTCGAGCTTCCGTTTGTTTGCTTCGGAAGCTGTCTCGCTAATGATAGTGGTTACGGAGGGCGCAGGACCAGTGGGTAACGGCGTTGTATAGTGACGTCGACCGTTAAGGGAAATTCTGGCTGCGGTCCTATTCAACGACCGCATGACTTCTGGTTGCTCGTCCTTGGCTTTAATCCAAGGGTCTGACGTATTTAGTCTAGCAACCATTGATGGTTTTGTGTATTACTGTTAGTCTAACAGATGAAGGAACCTACTGCCGTGGACGGATTCAACTACGCGATTGCTTCAATCCTTGGGGCTATGTTTGTGGTCATTAGCATGGATGCCTACTTGTTTTTCATGGAGGTTGCATCTCGCCAATGAACAAGTTTTTACTTGGTGTCCAGGGATACTACTCTTGTTTTGGCTGGCTTGTGCCAGCAATTTGGAAATGGTTGTTGCAATTCTTAACTAAGTTTCGCTTTTGGAAAATGACTGCAAATTTAACTCGGTTCTATTTTGACTTTGACGAAGAGTGTCGTACTGGTTGCTTTGTCAACTTGGCGTACAAGGACGTGGAGACCATTGAGGCTGACGAGTACGAAAGGGAGCTACAATCACAGGACGTACCATACACACGCGTAGACCTGTGACCAAGAAGCGTACCTGGGATACTTACTTTGCGCCTCTTAAAGCACGACTAGGTGCTCGCAAAGAAACCTTTGAAAAAATCTTTGCGCACCTTGACTCGTGTGACGAGCCAATCATTGTTGAGACTGGTACGTACCGAGAGGAAAACAACTACACAGGTGATGGTTGCTCAACTTTGTTGTTTGATAACTACATTGACATTCGTGGGAAAGGTCAACTGATTTCAATTGACATTGACCCAGGGGCCTGCGAGTTGGCACGTACGTCTACCAAGCATGCCGAGGTGATTGAATCGGATTCAGTCGAAGCACTTGATACGATGCATGGCTACGTTTCTTTGCTGTACTTGGACTCGTACAACATTACGGATTGGAATCATGATTGGGCACCTGCTTCCCATCACTTAAAGGAATTGTTTGCGGCGTCTGGCCTCCTGGGACCTAACACGTTGATTGTGGTGGACGACAACATCAAAGCACCTGACGGTCGCCGCCATGGCAAGGGCCGCCTTGTGTACGAGCTGATGGAATCCCTGGGGGTAGAACCGTACTTTGACTCCTATCAGATTGGTTGGATCTGGTGTTAATCTAGTTGTACTACCAAGAAAAGTAATGGCTCTTTCTAATCAAGTTAAAGGATCTTTGGATGAAGCAGGTCGTCATCTGCGCGATGCACTTGCTTTTGCAGCACGCACTGAGCATCCCGTTACCATTAATGCAATCACGGAGTTGATGTGTCGTCTTGATTCACTGGAAAAAATTGACATGATTATTGAAAAGTTTGACACCAACCATGAAGTGCCACATCCCTTCCGAGGCTGAACGCCTCGAAAAATACTTTACAAGATTAACGAAAGAATTTCCTTACATCAAAAGTAAGGAGATAGAAGAAGCAATAACGCGTCCATGTAAGTGGGCTAAAATATTAGAAGAAAGAGTTAGTAATCCTGATGTCTCAGGAGAATAAATACACAAAGCCTGAGTTACGCGAACGTATTAAAGATCGCGTGATGGCAGGATCTAAAGGTGGAAAGCCTGGGCAGTGGTCTGCGCGTAAGGCTCAGCTTGTTGCAAGTGAGTACAAAGAAGCTGGTGGTGGATATAAAGGCGGCAAGGGTGAGAAACAAAAGTCTTTAGAGAAGTGGGGCGAAGAAAAGTGGCAGACCAAAGATGAGTATGAGAAACGTGGCAAGGCTAAGTCTGCTGCCAAGAAATACAAGGACAGTAAGTGATGGCAGACAAGGCAATTCAAAAGGGTTACACTAAGCGTTATCTTCCAGAAAAAGCGTGGGCATCACTGTCTAAAGAAGAACGTGCGGAGACTGACCAGAAGAAAAGAGCTGGTAGCAAAGAGGGTAAACAGTTTGTTCCTAACACTGAACGTGCCAAGAAAGCTGGGCGTGCAGCTCGTCGTTACAAAAAAGGTAAGTAACTTTATAATCAAAAGAGTTACTTAACAATCATGAATCCAGCTAAGAAACCTGCAGGCGGCAAAGCAGTTCCTCCCAAAGGAAAAGCCGTACCTCCCAAGGGCAAAGAAGTCCCAGCAAAGGGCAAAGCAGGTGGTACCGACAAACAAGCCGCTGCTCGCGACAAGTTTAAAGAAATGATTGCCAAGAAGAAAGAAGCAGCCGCGAAGAAGAAAAAATGATGGTATTCTGACATACAGAGCAATACCGCTCTGGAGCCAATAGTCGAAAGCTCCTTCACGTTACAGACGTAGTGCTTAGCAACAAGTTGGGTGAGAAGGAAGCTATGATCCCGGTATTACACCGGGATTTTTTGTGACAACTCTTGTTGCCAACGTACCTCCAATCAAAGTTTGGGTCAGAAAAGAATACTTGTATGACCTACAAAAAGGACATGGTGAGTACACACCTGGTTATTGGGTCACCTGTAAATCACTTACGGGTCGAGCATTGTATTTTGAAACGTACCTGACTGAGTACGGAGCGTTGTATGACAAGCTTCCTATCAGTGCATTTCTTGCATGGGACTCAGACTATCCAAATAAACCCAAAGAACCTACACCAGACCTGGAGCTAACCGACCTTCAGTTTTGGAATGGCTTTGATCACGGCCTTACCGTGGTTGAAAAGAATTTAATCTTCAACATGGGTTTTGAAGTCCTGACACGAAGCGCAGGTGTAATGGGCGGCACATATTTATTTACGGTGGACAACTATCATCCTCATCGGAACGAACCTGATTTTTATTTTTCGGAGTTTCCTGATGAGCACAAATCCCATAACATTGTGGCTTTGGACAACGGTCAAATTGGCGCTTATCCCAACAATCGGTGTCGCATGGTGGATCCATCATTGAGTTATCACAATCTCAAGACACCAGACTTTAAGGTATCAACACGATACTTTGATGTAGAACACGCCCCCAAATGGGGTCGTCTTGGTGAACAAGACGATTATTTCTGGCAGACACCAAACGAAAAAGGTGTAGAATAAATGCGTTCCCCCTCTCTTTCCGATGGGGCGCATGCGATCAGTGGGGGTTGCCTCTGACTCAAGCATCTGTACTAGCTGATTGCGTGATAGAGGGCAAGCCTCTGTTACATCCTTGAGATGTATCACGCTTGCTCCATCTATTATCAAGGGTGCAACAAGGAACGTTGCATTAAACAAAGGATCCCCTCGGCCGCAACGTAGATTATCGTAGGCGGACATCCTTGCCCTATACCGGGGATTAGCTCAGTTTGGCCAGAGCGCTGCGTTTGGGACGCAGATGCCGCAGGTTCAAATCCTGCATCTCCGATCACCTGGTCCGAACTAATTGGATAAGACGGTTACTGCCGCTGCAGGACGATGTAGGTTCGACTCCTACCCAGGTGCTATTGAGAATATTGAGATTCTCGATAAACGCCGTTTATCAAGAATCCTGCTAAATTATATTTACGCGTGCACAAAACCTATACGTGACCTGGGCCAACGCCAAAAAACGTATCGATAAGAATCGACAGAAGCTTCTGGAGTACAAGAAGACTTTGCAGTGCGAGAAGTGTGGGTTGAATGATCATCGTGTCCTTGAGTTCCACCACATAGGTGACAAGGATAATAACATCTCATCCATGGTCAACCATGGTTACGCCTGGAGTAGGGTCGAGCAAGAGATTGAGAAGTGCATTCCGCTTTGCTGCAACTGCCACAGGCTTGAGCACTGGGCCAGTTAACTATTTTTTATACGGTATTCTAATATCATAACCAGAACTTGGATTTATAATTCCTGTTTTTAAACCTAGTTCAATTAAATCTGATGCTAATTCACCACCACCTGTGGCGTCAGGATACACACTGCCACGTCCATATACGTATTCGCGCCCTTTTTCTAAATGATCAAATTTATATCTATCATTAATCATGTTATCTTTTATGTCAAATCTACCAAGTGACAATTGGACTTCTTTTGGCATTATGTTATAAGCAGCCACAGTCCCAACGGTCACATTTCCTGGCTTAACAAGATCGTGCTGTTTGATTATTTCTAGCCTTTCTTTGTTGTCTAATGTAGTTTTAGGAATACGGTCGTGTGGTAAATTGTAATCAGGAAGATTTAAAGATTGGCGTAGTTTATCTAATTTTTGTTCATATTGTGTGATTCTTTCTTGTTCTTGAAAGGATGGTTGTCTACTATACATTTCAGCTTGATCACGTAATCTTGTATTTAAATTATTTAATTCAGTTTGTGTGCTTTCATATTGACGAAACAAAGGAGTTTGTTTAAAAATTTTATCAACATCGTTTCTTGTGGCCTCTATAGCCACTTGATCGTAAGCATTTGAAACTTTATCTAATAAAGGCTCGGGAAATACTGTTAACGGTTTGCTTGTTCCTGTTAAATAACGAGCAAACATTGTTTCTTTTGTAGGCAGTACACCTGATTGAATGCCTTTATCGATAACAGGGATAATCGTCTCATCCCTAAATTTACCCGCTAAACGTCCGGCAACAGGAGCTGCGGCTTGGAAAGCACGAACAGGCGGTGCAGCAGTGCCACCCCCTGGTAACCAACCGCCAAGACGTTTATCTGCTTCTTTATAACCAGAGCCAACTTGGTTTAAAAACTGTTGAAAAAAATTAGGCATCAACCATTCCGCAACGTAGCTTT